ATCAGCACTATCAATTGTGTTGATTTTTTTATCTTTCATAATTGGATTACATTATGGAAGTAAAGTAAGAAAAGAAGAAAAAATTGAAATACCTAATCCAGTAAGATTAGTAAGAAATCATATAGAAGATACTAAAGAAAGAAAATTAAACGATCTAGAACAACAAATAGAAGAAATTAATCTATTTAATATTGATTCTTATGATGGAACAGAGTTAGGACAGAAAGAGTTTCCAAAAGATTGATAGGAGGTGTAGGAAATGGATACAAAAGAACTAGAAAAGACAAGTACATGGGAATTATATGAGAAACATGTCGATTTTATGAATTTAAGACATATATATTCTGATAGTGACTTAAATTATCGTATGTATAATGGCGACCAATGGCATGGATTAAATATAAAAGGTATTGAAAAAATTCAATATAACTTCATTAAACAAATAGTAAAACAAAAAGTATCTACTATTACATCTAATTTATTTGCGGTCAATTATAGTCCTGAAAACATAGAGAATACAGAATTTATGGAAGTAGCACAAAAAACATGTGATTTGCTTAATAAAAGAGCATCTAAAGTATGGGATAAAGACTTTATGGATAAAAAGATAAAGAAGACAGCTAAACAATCTGCTATTAATGATGAGGCAGTAGCATATGTTACATATGATTTTGAAGAAGATATGCCTATAAATGAAATAATAAGCAAAAATGATATTATGTATGGTGATGAAAACGAAGAAGATATTCAATTACAACCATATATTTTAGTAAGACAAAGAAAAACAATAATAGAACTACAAGAAATGGCAAAAGAACAAAAAATTGATGAAAAATTAGTAAAAGGAATAGTTCCAGATAATGATACATCTACAATAGCAGGTGATAGTGGAAAAGACGAAGTACATGATAAATGTTGGTTAATAACTAAATTTTATCGTAAAAATGGAAGAATATTCTTTACTCAATCCACTAAATATTGTGAAATCAAGAAAGAAAAGGATATGGGAATAAGTTTATATCCATTTACTCACTTTAATTGGGAAGACCAAGAAGGTAATGCGAGAGGTATAGGTGAAGTAAGACAATTAATACCTAACCAATTAGAAACTAATAAAACAGCAATGAGAAGAGCATTAACAACAAAGAATATAAGTTATCCTCAAAAAGTAATAAATGAAGATAGTATACAAAATATAGCAGATGTTAATAAAGTAGGTGCAACAATAAGATTTAAAGATAAAGGCAGTTTAAGAGCATCTGATGTATTTATGAATACAACACCAGGGCAAATGGGACCAGATAGTGAAAAACTACAAAATGAGTTAATTACACTATCAAGAGATCTAAATAATGCTGGTGATGCTACAACAGGTAATATTAATCCTGAAACTGCAAGTGGTAGAGCAATACTAGCAGTACAAAATGCACAAAATCAACCATTAAATGACCAAATAATAGCATTAAAAGCATTTATAGAAGATTTGGCTCGTATTTGGTTTGATATGTGGAAGACATATGCAACAAATGGATTAACAATAGAAAGTGATATTCCTGATGCAAATGGTAATAAAGAAGTTCAAATGATACAAGTACCAAAATATGTACTAGATGCATTATCAACTAATGTAAAAGTAGATATAACTCCTAAAGGTGCTTTTGATAAGTATGCACAAGAGTTATCGTTAGAAAATATGTTTACTCAAGGTAAGATTACATTTGATGAATATGTAGAAAGTTTAGATGCTGATTCAGTAATGCCTAAAGTTAAACTAGAAGGAATATTAAAGAAGAGAAAAGAAGCTCAAGAACAAATAAACATGATGGAACAACAAGCAATGTTTATGAAAAACCAAGCACAAATGCAAATGCAAAATCAAAATGAAATAGAAAACATAGCAAATGCTGGTAATAATTTGATTAATCAAGCAATTTAATGATTGCTTTTTTAATTGTCCAAAACATGTGTAAGACACAAAACTGCTATCAAGAGATAGTCGACAGACTTTAAATGGAGGTAAGAAATGGAAGAAAATGAAATGTTAGAACAAACTAACGAAACTGAAAATGTAGAAACTCAAACTACAGAAGAAAAAGAGGAAGGTATAGAGTTAACTGATACCTCAGAAACTACTGAAACTGAAGAAACTACAGAAGAAGTAGAAGAAGAAAAAACAGAAGTTAAGAAAACACTTAGAGAAATTTTGAAAGAAAATCCAGAATATCAAGAGGAGTATAACTCAATGTTAAAAACAAGACTTGATAGAGAAGATAGAAAACATCAAAAGGAAATATCTAAGTATCGTGATACTGAAAATGTATTAAGAACAACACTAAATCTTAAAGATGGTGATGATACTAATGCTAAATTAAGAGAGTATTACGAAGCAGAAGGTGTTAAATTACCTGAAGCAATTAAACCTGGATTAAGTTCTAGGGAAATAGAAGTCCTAGCACTTGCTGATGCTGAAGAATTTATTGCCGATGGATACGATTCCATGCAACAAGAAGCTAATAGATTAGCAAATATAGGATATAAAAACTTAAACGAAAGGGAACAAATTATTTTTAACAAGTTAGCAGAAACTCTAACTGAAGAAAATAATAGAAGGGAACTTTTAAAATTAGGAGCAAAAGAAGAATTACTTTCAGATAAATCGTTTAATGATTTTAGAAAGAAGTTCGCATCTAATGTTCCAATGAAAGAGGTTTATGAAATGTTCATGAAGAATAATTCAAAACCAACTGTCAAAGAAAACCCAGGAAGTATGAAAAATAGTCAAGTAACTGGAACAAAGGATTACTATACACCTGAAGAAATCTCTAAATTAACCGATGAACAATTGGATGATCCAAAGATTTGGGAAGCTGTAAGAAATTCAATGACAAAAGATGCTGATAAAAACTATTATGAATAAACCTGGTAAAAATAGAAAGGTGAGTGATTAATATGGCAGTAACTAATTTCCAACAAACAATTTGGAGCAAAGCAATTCAAAAAGAATTAAAAACTATAACTTCATTAAGAAACCATTGTGATTTCGAATATGAAAAAGACACAAAAAATGCTAAGGAGGTAAAAATCTTAAGTGTAACTAGACCAACTATTAGAACTTATAGTCCTGGTACAGATTTAACACTTGAAGGATTAACAGATTCAGCTTTAACACTAGAATTAAATCAATATAGATACTTCAACTTCGAAGTAGAAGACATTGATAAAGCTCAAAGTGTTCCTGGATTAATGGAAGATGCAGCTAGACAAGCATCTTTAGGACTAGCTGAAGAAGGCGACAAATATGTTGCATCATTAATTGAAGCAGGAGTTGAAGCAGTAAGTGATCCATTAGGACAAAGTTCTTCAGTTATTTCATTAACTAAAGCTAATGCAGTTGCTTCTGTAGAAGATGGATTTACATATCTATATGAAAACAATTGTAGAGTTAATGATACATTCTATTTAGAAGTTGCACCTAAAGTATTTACTACTTATAGACAAGCATTAACTGAATTATCAACTGATAATCCTGAAATCTTAAAGAAAGGTGCTGTTGGTAAAATCAATAATGCTTATGTATGTATTGAAAACTTATTACCTACTGGTGCAACAGGTACTGGTTCTGATGACATTTACTACAATGTATTAAGAACTTCAAAAGCTATTGCATTTGCTGAACAAATTAACAAAGTTGAAGCATATAGACCTCAATCTGCATTCCAAGATGCATTAAAAGGACTTTATGTATTTGGTGCTAAAATTGTTAGACCAAAAGAAATCTATATAATTAAAACAGCTATGTAATTTTAAGGGCATTTTAGCCCTTTTTATCATGTTAAGAGTATATTTAGGTGCAACTCCTAAAAACATGACCTAGAAAGGAAGAAAAACTATGAAAAACAATGAATTATTTATCGTAAGACCAAATTTACATCAACATTATGGTAGAACCATAACAAAAGATACTGAATTTGATGAATACACAGAAGATAAGAGTGTACATCAAACATTAAAGGATTTAGTTCTTACTACTGAAGTACACAGAGAAAATGAATACAACAATGTAAAAAGTACTGAAGATAGTAAAATGACTTGTGAATTACCTGAAGGTATAGTTTTAATATGGAACGAACAAGATGGTTATATAATCCCTAATGTTCCAGTGTATAAAATGAAAGATTTGGAAAATGAAATAAAAGATATTAAAGAGATTTATAAAGATAATACTGATATGAATCCAAAGGAGGTATAATATGACATTAAAAGATATGAAAATTAAGACATTTAGTCTAATAGAAGAATATTATCCAGAAGAAACTGGACTTGCTGAGGATGAAGATGTTCTTAATAAAATAAATGGTGTAGTAAATCAAATACAATTAGATTTAATGAAATATCGTAAGATTAATGCTACACACACTAAGAATATTGATAGTGAAACATCTAAAACTATTCTAATAAATAGTGAAATAAATG